GCACTCGACAAGGACTACAAGGCCGGCATGAAAAAGGCGGTTGGCGCCGGCCAGGCAATCATGCAGCTCGCGCTCGAGGAAACCGTTGAGATCCGTGGTGCTGGCGATGATGGCGCGCAATGACCGAGGACGACTACGACCTTATGGTCGCTCGCGTCGAGACGAGCTGGCGCACCCTCACCGATCGTGTTGCTCGCTGCTACAAGCGGATCCTGGAGGAGCGGCACCCCGGTACGATGTGGCACCGCGTACCGCCGCCTGCGACGGCAAGCGACATATATGCGGTACGTGAAATGCTGCGAGGCATTGACCGCAAACATGCGCTCTGCGAAGAGGACATGGAACGCATGCGATGGGTCGACCGACAGGTGCGGCGGGGAAAATGGTAATGCCAGACAACGACACGCTCACCCAACTCGCCGCCGAGATTCGTAGCGAGCTCGCACAAATCGACGGGCGCTCAACCCTGCAACACGCGATCGCCGCCGGCGAACGGCTCAACCAGGCCAAAGCGCTCGCGCCACGCGGCACCTGGCTCGGCTGGCTCGAGGCCAACTGCCCAGTCGGACAACCAATGGCGAATCGTTATATGCGCCTCGCATCAAATTATGCACGCGTGCATAATTTGGATTCCATCCGTGATGCGTTGGACGAACTCAAGCCCAAGAGGCCGCCGGCGCCCAAGACTGAGAGACCCACGAAGCCCCGGTCCAAGGAAGGCGCACAACGCAAACGCATGAGCGCCGAACAGCGCCGCCGCGCACAGCGCGACCGCGACGTCGCACTCGTCGACCTACTCAAGCAACAGGAACGTCTCGGCGAGATCGTTCGCATCCTCGAAACGACCGACTTTGTCGCGGAGTTCGACCTCGAAGACATCGCCGTCGACGCGCTCGTCAGGTTCGCCGACGATCTCGTGACGACGATCGAATGGTGCGACCGCGCAATCGCACCCGTCCGCGCCCGCCTCGGCGTCGCCAGAATCGCGGAGCTGATCCGCAAGCTTGAGAACACCGACGGTCGTGCGCCTGCGGAGGCCGAGATCTTCCACCGTCGCGCTGCCATCCTGCGCCGCAAACACGGCCTCGAGCTGGTTGCGTAGCCTGCCGTCTCGTGTGAGGGCCACCGCCGAGGGCACGTCACAACCTCCGGCGGGGCCCTCACAACCGGGATTCTCCACCGGCGAACCAACGCCTGCCATACTCGTCTACGACCTGCCGGCAGACGTCCAGCTCAAGATCTGGCAAGCGCTCAACATCCGACTGGGCGACGAGCAATGATCCTATGAATCGCTTCCCGGCCTGGGCGGATCAGCAGGCGCAGGCGATCCTCGACCAGATCGCGCACCGCCTACTGGCGGAGTTCCTCGAACTCGATCCGGTCGACCGGGCGGCCTGGCTTCACGATCACGGACTTGAGGGCGCTCCCGACGCGCCGCCCGACCAGGCCGCGCCCGAAGATCAGCCAAACCAGCGCTAACCTGCGAGGCATGCGCGCCGACACGAAACGCATTGCGCTCTTGCTCGTGCTCGGTGCCGCCACCATGGCCGCCGGCATCATCGTCCTCGCCCGCAACCGCAGCCTCGACACCGACCTGCTCGCCAGCGTCGCCATCCTCGGCGGCCTCGCCATGATCCTCGTCGCACTACCACTCCACGCCCGCAACGGCGGCAACGGACAACCCGAATGAACCAGCTACGGTCACGATGCTGCATCGCGCCCATCACCGCCGACCTCACAAAGCCTGATCACCCGCTAATGCTGATCGGTCTCGCACCGCTCTACTGCCGCGACTGCGGCCAAGAATGCGAAACGATCGAGGTCGAGTCGACCGCGGAGCGCCGCGTTGACGCACACGTGCAGGGTATCTATGCCGCCCTAAACCGACTCGCCGCGATCCGTCGCGACATCGTTGACCACATATGACCGTCCGCGCCAACGTCATGGTCGTATTCGAGGCCACGCCAGAACGCGTCAACGAATACCGGCAGCGGCAACGGCGAACGAGCGAACGCGACCAGCGAATCTACGAGCTCAGACAGCAAGGCACCCCAGTCGCCACGCTATCCGCACGGTACGGCCTCACCCGGCAACGCATCCACCAGATCATCAAGGCCGAACACGACCGCCGCACCACCGCCACCATGCCAACGCCGACGCGAAACACGACCGGCACCCAGCCATCTCCACACTGATGCTGACGCTTGGCACCGAGCGTGCTGGCCTGCGCATCACGAAAGGGCGGATGGGACGACACGGCCGCTGGCATCCCTGGCAGCCGTGCATCTTCCTGCTGTGGCGCGGGCGGAGGGTCGGATGAGCGCATATTCGGTGAGGGCGCTATGAGTCTCGTCAACTTCAAGGCGCAGAACCATCCGCAGCAACTCTTTAGCCGCGGGCCGCGACTCAGCGTCGACGAGCGCGGCACCCGATTTTCTTGGCCCGCGGCGCCGCGGGACTGCCCTCCTCTCGCCCCATTTCCCCCCTAAACTGGTGAGCAATCCTGGTGGGGCGGCATCCGGCGTTTGATCGGCAGTACCGGGCTCGGCGGGCCCGTTTGCTCGAGGGGCCGCCCGTCAAGTGCGCGCACTGCCAGCGGGCGCGGGCGACGACGCTGGACCATGATCCGCCGTTGGCGATGCACGTCCACAAGATGGGGTCGACGTGCTGCCGGCTGGTCCCGAGCTGCGAGCGCTGCAACCGCGAGGGCGGCGTCCTCGTGGCGAACGGGAAATGGCGTCCCGGCGACCTGCCGGTTGGGGCTGCGGACCCGGACGATACCGTCAGCGAGCCTGTGGGGCTTTCTGAGCGCGATCCACGCTTCCGGAAGGGTTGGCTGCAGGGTCTGCTTCCCGTGCCCGCAGAAGCCGTCTGGCCGCGTCTGATGACCGTCCCTCATCCCGGCGCGGTCGGGTCGCTCGGCGACGAGTTCTGCGCGTTCGCCGAGAGCCGGGCCGGCGGCGAGCTCAGGTGGTGGCAAAGGCTCGTCGCCGCCCGGCTGCTCGAGGTCGACGCCCAGGGCCGCTTGTGCTGGGAGGCGGCGGTGATCTCGACCGCACGGCAGGTCGGCAAGTCCTGGTGGCTACGGGAACTGTGCATGTGGAGGATTCACCAGGCGGAACGATTCGGCGAGCCGCAGGACGTGCTACATACCGGGAAGGATCTGGCGGTGTGCAAGGAGATTCAGCGGCCGGCCAGGGTGTGGGCGAAGGCTCGTAGGGATGAGTTCAAGGTTCGCGAGGTGAACGGGCAGGAGGAGATCGAGCACTTGGAGACCGGCAGCAGGTGGATGCTGCGGGCGAAGGAGGCGGTGTACGGCTACTCGGTCAGTCTGGGCGCGGTCGACGAGGCATGGCATGTGAAGACGAGCGCCGTCGATGAGGGCCTGACGCCGACGATGACCGAAAGGGAGCAGCCGCAGCTCGTGCTCGTCAGCACGGCGCACCGTCGGGCGACCGGCCTGGTGCTGGATCGGCGGACGGCGGCGCTGGCGGATCTCGAGACCGGCAACGGCGATCTGCTGATCGAATGGTCAGCGCCCCGGGATCGCGATCCCGATGATCGCGAGGCGTGGCGGCTGGCGTCGCCGCACTGGACTGCGAGACGGCAAAGGCTGATCAGCGGGGCGCACCAGCGGATGCAGGCGGGCGAGACGGTGCCGGACGCGGACGAGCCGGACCCGGAGGAGTCGTTCAGGGCGCAGTGGTTGAACCAGTGGCCGATCCGGAAGCAGGAGCCGTCGGGTCCGACGGAGCCGCTGCTGCCCGAGGGTGTGTGGGCGGGCCTGCTGGAACCGGGGCCGCCGGCGGTCGGGCCGGTGTGGGTCGGGCTCGAGGACGACTACGGCATCGGCGCCGCCGTCGGCTGCGCTCGCAGGTGTGACGACGGTCGTGTCGAGCTCGACGGCTGGACGCGGGCGGATTGGGATAGCGCGGTCGCGGACCTGGTGGCGCTCGCCGCCGGCGTCACGATCAGAAGGGTGCTGGTCGGTGCGAGCATGTTCGACCGGCTGCCGCCGGAGCTGCGGAAGATCGCGGAACCGCGGGCGGGCGCCGCAACGCGCACCGGCCTCGCGCTACTGCGCGATCTCGCGCTCAACGGCGGTGTCGTGCACGACGCGGTGACCGGCGAGCTCGACGACGCTGTCGGGCTGGCGCATGTCCGCGAGAACGCGAACGGCCTGTTCCTCGTCGACCGCGGCAGCCCGCACCTCGTCAAGGCGATGGTGTGGGCGCTCGCCGGCGCGCACCGGCCGGCAGCGGTGCCTGCAATCCGCTAGCACTGGCGCTACTCTTTTTCCCGGTGAAACTGCGGTCGATTCGTCCGCCGGACGACATCACGCCGAATCCGAACGATCCGGCGAGCGTGCCGCCGTCGACCGTCGGCCCCGACCAGCTCGTCACTCCGGGCGACCCGGACGGCGTCACGATCGACCCGAGTCCGCCGTGGGTGCCGCCGCCCCGGATCATCCCGTCCGCGTGGTCTGGGTGGCCGGCGGACTGGTGGACGCCCGTGTGGGGCGGCGGCAGCGGCTACGGGCCGCCGTTGACGGACACGGCGTGGATGTGCATCGACCTCAACGCGAGTGTTCTCGCGAGCATGCCGCCCTATCTCGTCGGTGCGGCCGCATCGCTGGATACGGGCTGGATGACGAACCCGGACCCGGACACGTACACGTCGTGGGAGGAGTTCGCGAAACAGGCGTTCTGGGACTTCCAGCTCGGCGAAACGTTCATTCTCGCGACCGCCCGGTACGCGACCGGCTGGCCGGCACGGTTCCATGTCGTCCCACGGTGGGCGGTCGACGTCGAGCTCGTGAACGGTGTGCGCCGCTACCAGATCGGGTCGACCGACGTGTCCGGCGACATGCTGCACATCCGCTATAAGAGCTCGGTGGCGCAGCCGCGGGGGATCGGGCCGCTCGAGGCCGGGGCGTCGACGGTGGCGCAGGACCAGGCGCTATCCCAGTACGCGCAGAACCTCGCGACGTCCGGCGGCGTGCCGCCATCGATCCTGACCCACGACGAAGAGCTCACCGCCGCGCAGTCGGCCGCGTTGCAGCAGCAGTGGGTGACCGCACGGCAGTCGACGCTCGGCGAACCGGCGGTCCTGTCCGGCGGTGTTCACTGGCAGCCGACGCAGATCAACCCGACCGACTCGGCGCTAATTCCGTTGTCGGATCGCACGCAGGCGCGGATCGCACAGCTCCTCGGTGTCCCCGCACCACTCGTCGGTATTCCTGTCAGTGACCCACAGACTTATAGGAACGTGAAGAACTTCTTTGACTTTCACTGGAGAGCAGGACTCAGACCCAAAGCTCAGGTTGTGATGGCCGCACTATCGGCATGGCTGCTGCCCAGGGGCACGACCGTCGAGCTCAACCGTGACGCGTACGTGGAGGCTGAGCCGCTCGAGCGGGCGCAGACCGCGCAGATCTACAACGCGATCAGGGACACGCCGACCGGGCCGCCGGTCCTGAGCGTTGAAGAGATCCGGACGATCGAACGGATCCCCACCGCCGGCGACTCAGGCATCGCGCCGCCGGCCGAACCAGCGGGAGCATGATGCAGACGATCGCGGGACCAGCATGGACACGGGCGGCCGAGATCACGGCCGTGAAGGGCGGCAGGATGGTCGAGATCGTCGTCATCCCCTACGACAGCCCAGCCCCCGTCAGTTTCGATGGTCGCGACGTGCAGGAACGAATCGCGAGGGGCGCGTTCGACGGTGTCGAACGCCGGCCGAACCGGATTCCGGCGAACCGTGACCACGACAATCGGCGGCTCGTCGGCAGGGCGATGACGATGCACCCCAGGCGCCAACAGGGGCTCGTCGCGGACATCCGGATCAGCCAAACCAGTCTGGGCGACGAAACGCTCGAGCTGTGCCGTGACGGCGTGCTCGCCGCCAGCGCCGGGTTCCTGCCGGACATCAACGGCATCCAGTGGGACGACCCGCCGGACTGCACGAGCTACACGATCACGAGCGCCTGGCTCGACCATGTTGCGTTCACGCCGAACCCGGCGCACGCCGGCACCGACGTCCTATCGATCCGCAGCCTCGGCGGCGTTAGCGCCGTCGAACCAGCGCCCGATCTGCTGGTCGTCGTGAGCGCGACGCCGCTGCTCGACCAGTGGCGCGCCGAGCTCGCGGCCGAGCAGACCGCCGCGCGGGCTGCTAGCCTGGGCATCGCTTGACACGCTGATCTACCGGCCGTTGTTGACCGCTGGGCGGGCCGGCCGTTGCGGGTGACGCGTCAGAACGTTTTCCGACGCACGCAGGAGGACACCCGCATGACGTACGCGACAGACGCGCTCGTTGCCCGCTACACGGCGGAGAGCGAAGAAAGAGCCGCGTTCATGGACCAGGTCGTAGAGCAGGCCGAGCAGGAAGGCCGCGACCTACAACCCGAAGAAATGGAGCTGCTCACCAGGACGCGCGAACGGATCCGCATGATCAATACGCAGCTCGAGCCGTTGCGCGACGCCGCGCAGCTCGCCCGTGTCTCGAGGGACCGGCACAGGGAGATCACGCAGGAGATCGCGGTCGCGAGAGGTGAGGCCGCGAACCCCGGCAACATCGAATACCGGTCCGCCGGCGCCTGGGTCTGCGACTACTGGCAGGCCAGGACCGGCAACGACGCCGCGAAAGCGCGCCTTGCGGTCTGGGAGCGCGCCGCGAGCCACCAGACAACGGCCGACAACGCCGGTCTGATCCCGACACCGATCCTCGGCCCCGTCCTGAACTTCATCGACGCCGCAAGACCGCTGATCGGCGTCCTTGGCGCCAGGGCCCTACCAGGCGGGTCGTGGAGCCGGCCGAGCATCACGCAGCACACTTCTGTGGCCGCGCAGTCCGCCGAGAAAGGCGAGCTCGCGTC